GCTTGTTTAATTTCGTCACGTGTAATTTTATCGTTTGGCTCAAATAAATAAGGCTTTGCTAAAACTTTAAGTTGACTTCTAAGATAAATTATTAGTCTTGCGACATTTATTCTATCTAAAGCACTAGCAGTAAGTTGTCTTGTTTTTTGTCCAAAACAAACTAAACCTGCTCCAGTTACAAATGTAATAGGATTTACATTATTTGAATATAATGTATCTCGCAAGCCTTCATTTAGTGCCACACTAACAAATTCTCCTTCGTCAGATATAAAACCTGATGCTGTTGCATTTGTAATGTTACCTCGGCGTGTTCCAGCTGGAGCAAACCATGGATAAGAAACTTGATCTGAAAGTGCAATTGTGCGCATCATCATATGACTTGCTGGTACAACAATGTTATTACCAAAGTTGTCAGAAGTAAATCCACAAGGATAATAAACTGCCATGTAAGGATCAGTTGATACTAAACCTTGATCATTATCTTCTACAGCTAAATTTTGATTAGTTGCCCAGTTATTCAATAATGTCGCATTAGCACTTAATCTAAATGGGGAATCGCCTACAATAAATGCAGTTAAACCTCTATCGTAGTTCAATGTATTCATTTCTCCAATTAGCTCTGGATAACCAGGAGTTGCCATCAAATTAAACAATCTTGATTCGTCGTCTCTAATTTCCTGATTACTATTCACCATTGCTTGTAAAGCTTGTACGACAACTTTTCTTTGAGCAATTCTACCAAATGAACCGCTACCGTCATTTTGATTTCCTGACTCAGTTACCCATCTATCTGGAAAATAAGTAAGTGCCGGATCAACATTTGTCATAGGTTCGTCATTGTAACGAATATTTTTCTCTCCTAAATTGAGATAATTTTTAACATACTTTTTAACATTAAATCCGCTTCTTCTTGTGTTAAATAGTAACATTCCTTTTGGATATAGTGCAGGATCAGGACTGTCAGGATCTACATAATCACTTGCAAGCAAGTCTGTGATTGAACCTTCTTCGTCACTGTTTGCTCCAGCGGTATTATATCTAGCATCTGCAAAAAGGCATCCATTTTCTGTAGTCTGATCAGTTGTGTCTACTTCAAACCATCTTTCAGATTCAGGTAAATCTGTTCTATCACGGTTATATCTGTAAATAACTGGATAATTTTCTAAATCTCCGGTATCAATCCAAATATCTCCATTTTGCAAATCTGTACCATCACTTTGCTTCAGTGGTTTAGTTGCAGCTACAATAGGTCCTGTAGGATCTGGTTGTAAATCTTCCGATGCATTATAGTAAGGACTTGGAATATTTGACTGTCCGCCTGTTCCTGGAAATAAATATCCAACAAATTCTGATCCATTGTGTACTAAAATATCAACTTCGTCAACGATTGAATTATACCATAATGTACCATCTGCTGTAGCGGCCTTTACTTCATTATCACTTGCAGTATAATTTAAAATTTTCCATAAACTTGCTCTATAAATTACATTGGTTTCCGTTCCGTTGTATCCGCTAGCATAATAAAAATTAGCTGTTCCTTGCGAGTCACTAACATATGGACTAAAGCCTAGTTGTAACATAAGTCCTGCTGAATCTTCTCTAAAAATAATATCTCCACCTAAAGCATGAGTAATTACTATTTTTCCTTGATTTGTAATGGATGCACTGACATGTTCTAATCCACTGTCATTTACAGCATTAACAAATGCTTCTACATCATCTACTGCTGTTCCAGTAGCTGTAAAATTAACAGTTGCAGTATTTGTCAAAGCTAAACTTGCAGAATCAGTTGCGTACATTATGACTGCCTTTACACCAGCGGGAATTGCACCATCGGACATAACAGTACTGGTTATTGTAGTTGGAGCTACATTTTGTCTTCTATAAAAGGTATACGTACCTAAAGGTTGATTTTGGCCAACTTGCCATTGGGTAATATCATCATCTGGACCAAGTTTTTGTGACGTCACGTCGTATGCTGCATACAACGTTCCTGTTAATAAATTGGCTCCGCCCCCAACTTTATCCAATTGGTATAATGCAGTTTGGTTATCTTCGTATATTGGAATATCTATACCATCCCATAATTTTGTGCTATCATTCCACTGCTTTACTGCAAATTTCGCTCCTAAATTTGGTGTTGTGGTTTTTAACCATAAAGAACCAGATGGTCTAGGTGTTGCTGCGCTTGTTTTGTATTCTGGCACATTTGTATGACTTGAAATTTGAAGTTTAGGTAAGTAAAATTCGGCTGTCCCTGTTACTCCATCTACCAGAATACCTAATATATCTGATATATCATCATCAATTGAATTTATTGTTACCCGTAATTTGACCCAATCAGGGTTTGTTATGGCGCCATCAGCTCCTCCTGGTGAAAAAATTTCAAGTCTATTATTATTGTTTCTTGCAGTAATATAAGAGCTGTTGCTGACTGCATTTACAACATCATCTATTGTCCATCCATTTAAGATTACCACTGTCTGAGAAATACCATTTGCCACACCCGCTTCTGTAATTGCTTCAATCGTAATAGTCCCTGGAGTACCTCCCTCAAAAGAAGTTACTGCTTTTGACCCTTTAATTGTCGGCCAACTTTTTCTCCATGCATTACTACCTACAAGCACCCAATTACCTAGATAATTTCTATAAAAAACTTTATTAAGTGTTGTAGTAGAAACCACAGCATATTCTCCTACTGCTCCAACTGATTTGGCTGGAATATAACCAGCATAACCGTTATCTTCTATGCTACCTGTGTTACTGGTTTCAGTTTCATCGGTAATTACAATTGGTTTCTTGTTTGTAAAATTTTGCCCTCCATTTAACAATGAATCTCCGTTCCACTGTTGGATTCCCCATAAACTTATACTGGTATCAAACCAATAAGTACCATCTAATGGATCTGCGCCTGGCGCAAAAGCTTGTGGTTCTAATTCATCTAAGTTAAGATCTGCTCTAACAACATATGCTCTATTAGCAATACCTAAATAAGAATATGCTGCTTGTAATCCATACTCATTAAGCTCACCTCCATGAATAGGATTATTATTAGAATCTGTTTGAAAAATTGGGTCTCCAAACGTATCAACTAAATCTCTTTGTGATGTAAGTAGATACGGGATGCCTGCGTTAGATGCAAGTGTTCCAGGAGCTACTCCTGTTCCTGCACCATTTGATTTATTTCCTGCTGTAGCAACAAAAATACATGGTAAGGTACCTGGTTCAGCTGGAGTATAAAAACTTTCATCTACAACGCTAACCTGTACACCTGGTGATACTAATCCGGCCATAATTAATCTCCTCTTCTGGCTTATAAATAAAAACTAATAGTATTTAGCTTTTGTTATTGAAAATACCTAGTCTGCAAAGGTATATAAAGGGGTTAAAAAGGTGTACAAAATATGCGACCATTATGTATTTGTAATATAAGGCCTGCAGCAGTTAATTATAAAAAAAATGGTAAAACATTTTATAGATCAAAATGCGAAATATGCTTAAAATCTAAAAGAATTAAAGTAGGAATACCAAAATGGCAACAAGCAGGTTATGAAAAAAAAAATTATTGTGAAAAATGCAATTATTCAAGTGTGCATACGGAACAATTTAATGTTTTTCATATAGATGGTAATTTAAATAATTGTAGATTATCTAATCTTAAAACTGTATGTGCTAATTGTCAACGTATTTTACATAAAGAAAATGTAATTTGGAAACAAGGTGATTTAATTCCAGATTTTTAACCTATTAAGAAACTATATCCAGTACCTCCAGGTACTGCTGTGGCTACTTCTTGCTCTAATTTTTCTAATTCTTGTTGTGCTTCGGTTTTAAGAGACTCTCCATTTAATTGTCCTCCGCCTTGTGGACCTGCAATAGTTGCAAATTTTGATCTAGCTTCTCCTAACATCATCTTGCACATGGCAAGTGCATAATCTTTAATCCATGTTTTTGCCATATAATCGGTTAATAATTGATCATCTGGCCTGTGATTATAACATTCTAAAAGTAAAGTTTCTTCTGTTCTGGGTCTTTGAAGTATTGTAAGGATATGTTTAGTTCTACTCCAATTAAATTCTATAAACGATCCAAACATCCTACCTACAAGTTCTTGATATTGACTGAAGAAATCATAGGTAGCTAAGCCTCCTAAATTTGAGCTAGAAAGTAAATAGGTATTTGTGTAGGCTAGATTAAAAGGTTCAAAAATGCTTCCTCCGTCTCCTCCTCCTGTTCTTGAACCAATACTTCTTCTAAATATTTTTTTTACTTCGATAATTTGTTCAGGTAATGTATATTGATTTTGGTCAACGATTGTAGGCATAAAAAAGTAACTTTCTTCAACACTATTATCGCTGCGCTGTCTAAATCTCGCTAAAGATTTATTTAATGCTGTTTCGTAATGGGTTGGATCTAATTCAACATCAACCATTCCGCCTCCTAACATATGATAAATGTAGTCAAAAACTTCTTGTTTTAATGCTGTAATATCGTTCATAAATTGTTCTCCTATTGTATTTATCGTATACGATAAATACAATAGGAGAACAATTTATGAACGATATTACAGCATTAAAACAAGAAGTTT